GAAAGAGAATTTATAGACGGAATTAATAAAAAATATGGAGATGGCGTCTTAGATCCACAAACAGGCGTATTTACTCCATCTTCTACTCCTGACAACAATTAAATTAGTTAATAATTAAAAATATATATGATTTTTGAGAGTTAAGCTCATATTTATTCATGAGTAATAGTTTATCTTTGTATTGTTCACAAAGAAAAGAAGATTTAAATTTATTTGATACGGGAGAAATTAAATGCCATCGTCAGAAAAAGTTATCAGTCCAGGTGTATTTACTAATGAAATAGATCAGTCATTTTTACCTGCCGCAGTACAAGAAATTGGTGCTGCATTAGTTGGCCCAACGCTTAAAGGGCCAGCCTTACAACCAACAGTTATATCGTCTTTTGGAGAATTTGAAGACAAGTTCGGAACTAGTTTTAAAACCGGTTCAGGCACATCAGAATATTTGACGTCTTTAGCTGCAAGAGAATATTTAAAAAATTCAAACACGTTAACCGTAGTAAGAGTCTTATCTAACGGAAGCTCAACTAATTTTTCTGCTGCAAGTGCAAATGTGCATACAGGGAGCCTTACAGGACCAGGCGGAAATTCTGGCAGCAGAACATATCCATCTGCATTTATTACTGATGACGCTGCTCATGACGATGATGCATCAGCTACATCATTTAAATTGCATACTTTAAGTCATGGTTCATTACTGAATAACAGAGCATCTATTATCGGTTCAGGAAGCAGAGGAGGTATAGCAGTAACCACTGCACCAAATACAAATCACTTTACATCTTCTAATGCTATGCTATCTTCTGGTTCAAAAGATAATTTTAGATGGGAAATTACTGATGCTAATATTAAAAAAGGAACGTTTTCTTTAATAATTAGGCGAGGAGACGATACAATAAAACGTAAAAAGATATTAGAAACATGGAATGAAATAAGCCTAGACCCGAATCAAAATAATTATATTTCTAAAAGAATCGGAGATCAATACTTTACTTTACAAGATTCAGGAAATTCTGAGCCTTATTTAAAATTAAACGGCGATTATCCAAATAAATCAAAATATGTAAGAGTTGAAACAATAAAACAAACACCAGATTATATTGATGAAAACGGAGATATAAGATTAAATTCTTTGACAGGATCGTTACCTGGACTTGGAAGCGGATCGATGCAAGGATCATTTACAGGCGGAGCAGATGGATGGATTGGAATAGACTCGAAAGGAAGTATTACTGGAGACGCAGTTGCTGCAGCTGTAAATATAGAAAATTTCGAAAATATATCTGCTACTAATACTCAAGGATTCGATTTAAGCAATGATGACAAAGGAAAAACAGCCTATGAAGATGCGCTTAACCTGTTAAAAAATCAAGATGAATTTGATATAAATTTGATATTAATGCCAGGAATATGTTCGGGAGCGTCAAATCATACAAATATTGCTACAACTGCAATAGATCTTTGTGAAGATAGAGGNGATTGTTTTGTTCTTCTTGATCCAACATTACACGGAAAGAATATAAGTGATGCAACAACAGAGGCAGAAACAAGGAATACAAATTATGCAGCTATGTATTGGCCTTGGGTTAAAGTACAATCTCAAAATCTTGGACGTCAAGTTTGGGTGCCACCTTCAACTGTCATGGGAGGAGTTTTTGCCTTTAATGACAGAGTTGCTCATCCGTGGTTTGCTCCTGCAGGATTGAATCGAGGAGGATTGCCCGGAGTTTCTATGGCAGAAAGAAAATTGACGCATAAAAATAGAGATACTTTATATGATTCTAGTGTCAATCCTATAGCGACATTCCCTGGTCAAGGAGTTACTGCTTGGGGGCAAAAAACATTGCAGAAGAAAGCTTCAGCACTTGACAGAATAAATGTTAGAAGGCTATTAATTAAACTTAAGAAATTCATAGCTAGCTCTTCTAGATTCTTAGTATTTGAGCAGAATAATACACAAACAAGAAAAAGATTCTTAAATATTGTAAATCCGTTCTTAGAACAGGTGCAATCAAACAGTGGACTGACATCGTTTAGCGTTGTGATGGATGACACCAATAATACAGCAGATGTAGTTGATAGAAATATTCTTTATGGACAAATTTTTATTCAACCGACAAGAACAGCTGAGTTTATTGTATTAGACTTTACAATTCAGCCAACTGGCGCAACGTTTCCTGATTAATTGATAAACATGGAGAAAAATATTGGCATCATCTGAAAAAGTTATCAGCCCAGGCGTATTTACTAATGAAATAGATAAAACATTTCTTCCTGCAGCTGTTTCTGAAATAGGCGCTGCTTTAATAGGACCTACTGTTAAAGGGCCTGCAATGATACCAACTATCGTAAATTCTTATGGAGAATTTAAAGATAGATTTGGAGATACATTTAGAAGCGGCAGTTCAAATTATTCATATTTAACATCAATTACTGCTAGACAATACTTAAAGAATAGCAATCAATTATTGGTAATAAGAACGCTTGCTGGATCACCAACAAAAGCAACAGCTACAATTTCATCTTCGATTGATCCTGCAATTATGGGAGGAGGAACAAAAGCTTCAGCTAGTATTCTAATTTCTGGATCAAATCCATCTGCAATTAACGGTCAGATGATTGAACCTTGGAGCGGAAGCGGCGGTGAAGTAAAGGCAGTATCTGCTTCTTTTGGCGGAGTTGAATTTGTTTTTACAGGTTCAGGATGGAATTACGATGATAATCCTAACACAAGTACGAAGATATACGTTGCATCTCAGTTTAATGTTCAAGGAACTGTAAATAGCTTCAGAGATACTCTCAATAATAGTTCTTCTTTACATGGATTAAATATAACTGCTAGTTCAGCAGGAAATGTTTTAACTATGTCATTCAATCAAGTAGGCGCATTTGGAGAATACGGGAATAACCAAGGCGCATCTACGAGTGGAAGCGGCTGGAGTTCTTTAAATTCAATCGTAACATCATCGATTTCTATGTCAGCTAATAATTTTCAAGGCGGACACGATTTTAATAGCGATTCGTATAAAACAGTTTTTAAATTACACACGTTATCTGATGGTCTCGATATGAATAATTCAGCCAGTTTTTATTCAGGAACAAATTCTTTGTTAGAAGACGGAACAAGCGATAATATAAGATGGGAAGTTTCTTCTCTAAATCAGAAAAAGGGAATTTTTAGCCTATCAATAAGAAGCGGCGATGATACGACTAAAAATAAACAAATTTTAGAAACATGGAATGAATTAAGTCTAGATCCAGACGAGAATAATTTTATTTCTAAAAGAATCGGAGATCAATATTTGCAGCTTCAAAATTCAGGACAATCACAACCTTATTTGAAGACAGTGGGAGATTATCCAAATAAATCAAAATATGTAAGAGTCGAAGCATTGCAACAAACTCCAACTTATTTAGACGAAAACGGTGATATAAGAATACCTTCAACTTCAGGATCATTGCCGACTTTTCACAGTGGCTCAAACAGTGGATCTAGAGCGGGATCTTTTTCAGGTGGAACTGATGGTGACGTCGTTCATCCAAAGAATTTTTACGAAAATATTTCTCTTGCAAATGCGCAAGGAATAAACGTCACTTCAGGACAGACAGGAGACACTGCTTATAAAGACGCATTAAATTTATTAAAAAATCAAGACGAATTTGATATAAATTTAATACTGATACCTGGAATATTTGATAATACTCATGATGCAGTTGTTACGCAGGCAATAGATGTTTGCGAAGAAAGACAAGATTGTTTTCTAATAATAGATCCAACAGGATTAAACGCTAATCTAACAGATGCAACATCTGAATCAGATACAAGAAATACAAACTATGCTGCTATGTATTGGCCGTGGGTTAAGATGCCAGAACCAGATTTAGGAAGAGATGTATGGGTTCCGCCTTCAGTTGCCGTTGCAGGAATGTATTCCTTTAATGACAGAGTTGCGCATTCTTGGTACGCGCCAGCTGGATTAAACAGAGGAGTTCTTCATGAAGTCTCAAGAGCAGAAAGAAAATTAAGACAGTCTAACAGAGACACGCTATATTCAAAAAACGTCAACCCAATTGCAACATTTCCTGGTCAAGGTACTGTAGTATGGGGACAGAAGACACTTCAAAAGAAAGCTTCGTCTTTAGATAGAGTAAATGTTAGAAGGTTAATGATTAAACTAAAGAAATTTATCGCAAGCTCAACAAGATTTCTAGTGTTTGAACAAAATAATATTAAAACAAGAAAAAGATTCTTAAATATTGTGAACCCATTCTTAGAACAGGTCCAGTCTCAAAGTGGATTAACCACATTTAGAGTTGTCATGGATGCCACAAATAACACATCAGATATTATTGACAGAAACATACTATACGGTCAGATATTTGTTCAACCAACAAGAACAGCCGAATTTATTGTATTAGACTTTACAATTCAGCCAACAGGGGCGACATTTCCAGAATGACAAATTTAAACAAACTGCACAAAAGCCGCCTTTTTATGAGCTCTTTTTTATATTCTAGCATATTTATATATGAAATGTTGAATTTGGAGAAAAATAATGCCTGACTTAATTGAAGCAACTGACATAATGTTTACCCCATTTGAGCCAAAGCTCAAACATAGGTATATTCTGCAAATTGACGGTATTCCATCATATCTTATAAAAACAAGTGGGAGACCTTCAATTACTTTTGA